GCGGAGGCGAGTTTGTAGGCGGCGCGCCGGTACTGTTCTGGCACGAAGGCGAGCCGATCGGCGACATTATTTGGGCTGACACCGAACAGGGCTTTTTGCTCGAAATCGCCAAGGAGCGCCCTGCACACTGAGTGCCTGGGCTTCTACTGGTGTGATGGAAGTTCCAGACATAAAAGCCCTCCTTGGCTAATCGCCGACGTGATAATAAATGATGCGGTCAGACGCCATTGCAAGCGCGACTGCCGCGTCGATCTTCGCTTCGTGTTTACGTTTGACGATACGGAGCTTGTTGTCACCCTGAAGTTGCCGGTTGGCATTGGCGATATGGCGGTTGAGTTCAGGGTCATCGGGATGAACGATCCGGTTGTCACGGATGAGGTCATACAGACCTTTATCCGATACCAGACGATCTTGCCCCTGGCTGAATTTGTTCCAGAAGCCAAGTACCCCGTAGAGTTCCTGAGCCATCTGCGCGAGCTGCATCTCGTCGTAGGTGAATTCCCGAATGATGCGCCGCGCATACAAATCGACTAGGTAACGCTTGACCTCGGCATAGTCGATCTTGCCGCCCGGCGGTGGATACCAGATGCGGCATTCCATCACGTATACTTTGCCGTTCATGCGACTGACTGTGACGACAGCGAAACTGTCATCGCTCACTGCCGCGTCGAGCGCGGTCACACACGGGCTACTGCAAACTGAAACATCCCCCGCGCAGCTTTCCCACCAACCCGCGCCTACGAATGATTCCTCGGATGTCACCCACCCGTTTCGATGCACGCGGGTGAACTCACTCTCTGTCAGGTCTGCGGCTTGTTGTGCGTAGTATTCCGGGGTCTGCCACCAACAGCGCGGCTGCGTATTCCACAGTGCCAGCATACGCGCATCGTTGTTCCGGTAGAGTTCAAGCCCGTCGATGCCGACATCCACCGGCGCGCCGAGCCGAACGCCGCTCTCGTACAGGTTTTCGAGGATTGGCGATTCACCGTCGAATCCTGCGTAGCTCTCACACCAGCGGATCGACTTGCCGAACTTGAGCGGCGACAGCGTTGTCTCCGTCCACATGCGTTGATGCGCTTCGCTTTTGTACGCCCATAGCTCGGTGAAGCAGATGATGAGGTCGCCGCCGCCCGCTTCACCGTCCGGGTCAATGGGGATGGCGCGGATCGTCGTGTGATTCGGGAGCGTGATCGTGTTGCGCACCTGTTTGCAGCGGCTCTTTAGCCGGGGGTTGAGCGCTATCGCGCGCTGAATGTAGAAGAACGTGCGGCTTGCTGCCTGATCGAGGTCATTGCCTGCGACGCGGCACGTTTCCCATTCGGTATGCCATGCCAGCCATAGCACGACTGCCCCGGCAATGGTCGATTTCGCGCTCTTTTTGATGTCGGAATACAGCACCAGGCTGTACACGAACAAGCCGCGCTCATCGCGCTTGAGCGCTTCGCGGAGAACCGCACGCTGGTAGGGTTCGAGGATGATCGGCGCGTTGGTTTCGGGTACATAGAACTCTCGTTCGATCCACCCGACTGGATCATCAGGCATCCAGGCAACACCTGCCGCCGCTGCCGCGAGGGCTTCAGCTTTGGTCTGTGCTTCTAGGAGCAGGTCAAGTTCAACACGTTCATCACGGGTGAGGTATGGGAGCAGTTCGGCTATTCGATCAGGGGTCAGGTCTGCGAACATCGCTACCCGTCCACGTCGTCTGTAGGCGGCTTGCCTTGCGCTTCACGCATCTCGGCATTTTTCATAAGCGCCACCATCCTTGTCAGTCGCTCATCGTCTGACAGCGTGGTGACATCGGTGCGCTCGGTAGCCTCGCCTGCCCGAAGGTGCTGTTCCTTGATAATCTGTGCCAGTGCTGTTTGAGCATCGTAGAGCTTGATTGTGATGCGTTCCGATTCAGGCGTGATAACGTGCGAGAACTCCTTGATCAGATGGAGCCGCCCCGCTCGGTCTGCTTTTGCGAGGTCGATCTGTTCCTTTTCGACATCAACGAAGTCCGCCATTGTGCCGCGCGCATGTTCGGACAGTCGGAAAAGCGCCTCATCGGCACTCATCGCCATCTCTTTTATTTTTGCGTCGATTGCGGCTTTAACGTCAACATTGGTCAACAGGCGACTACCTTGTTGCTTTGCGGTTTTTGTTGAATATCCCGCTGTAATAGCCGCCTGAGTGGCATTGAATCCATTGGCGAGGTATGAGTTAATGAAAGCCGCCTGACGGGTCGTAGCGTTGTTTAATTTCTTCGATTTCATCATGTGTCAACTCAAACCATTCACCACGCACCCGCTTTGAAGCATAGGTTTTGTGTAAAAACGCTTCTTCTTGTCTCGCGTTTTCAATTCGGACAGAAAAGAGCAATTCCAGTTCGTAAGCTGAGGAAGTGGAAAGTCTTGACAATCGCGACCCAATATCAGCAGCGATTCCGATTTTAATACGACCAAACGGCTCGCGTATTAAATAAACCGATCCACTGACTGTGCGTTTCGCTTTTTGAGGAATCTCAACTTCTTGGATTGTGGTAGCTTCGTCAATTTTATGTTTGACAAGTGGATGCCGGGATAGTTCATGAGCCACAACGCTCAGTGTTCTGTACGAACCCTTATACCCGGCTAATCTAGCTGCTTCTGTTCCGTTTAGACATTTCAAGTATTCTTGAACAAAACGTGTTTGCTTGGTTGTCAACTTGATTGCGTTGACGAACTGATTAGAAGTCATTGCACACCTCTCTATGTGCTATCTCTCAATGTGGTGATCGGCAGGTAGTTGAGAGAACTACTTTTCACCCCGTCGGGCTATCCGATCAATACAACTTTAGCAGAGTTATCCGCACGCCTTTCACTTACAAAACGGGGCGGCAGGCATGAAGCCTAACCGCCCCTCATTACGATAAATGCGCGGTGGGTACTGCCTTTCAGTTGTCCAACGTTTGGACGACTGATCCGTGCCGCGCTGTCAAGGATGTTGGAGCCTGGGGACGGTCAATGCGCGTTGTTGTCACCTGCCCCTGTTTGCCAATCAAGCCCACTTCATCCTAAGCATCATGTCCTCAACTGACCTGTGTCGTCAGTCGAGTAAGGCGGCGCGCCCGGAGCCTCGTCTGTGGACGGGTTATCCCCTGTGTATCTCCACAGACGCGCGCAGCATCTCCGATCAGGATGGGTGCATACGCCGTCGAAATCCCATGTGCAGAAGCCGGGAGTTGAACCCGGTACGTTTCTCAGGTCATTGGAGAAACCAGCCCAGTTTCGCCGCTTCCACATAGCGGAGGAGTGAGTTTCAAAGTCGCTCCTCCCTGAAAACCGCCTGTGGCGGAACCAGTCCTGCGACCTGTTTTTGATTTATACCTGCCAGTTTGCGCTGGACGAGGCATGACATCGGTGAGGGGATCGAACCCTCAGCGCGGCGACTAGCACACTGCGCTCTACCAATATAAAACCGATGATCCTCCACATTTTCCTAGACGTGGACACGTCGATCAACAATGTCAGTGTAGAGTCTGCCACTCGCGGAGCTGCCCCGCGTTTCCCTGATAGCGGACGTGGCTATTTTTTCGTTTACTTTCAGTGTAGCACTATTGTGCTGTTTATTCGGGTATGCGGGTTTATAAAAACTTTCCGGTTGGATTGGCGCATCTAATCGATAAAAATCGCCCACTTTTATCCACCCAAATGGGATGTCGTGCTCCTCAAAATATTCCATTGCGCGCTCTGCCAGGCATAGATGTTCGTGCGCGGTCGAGAGCGCTATCCGCATCCGGGTGGCGACATAGGTCAACCTGCCGCGTTCGCTGCATTCGTCGCTCATATCCGCAACCGCTACCGCATAGGTGAGCGCCTCAACCTCGCGCAGAGTCAGACAGGCATAGCCGTAGCGCCGGCAATCCCTTCAGCCAAGCCTGCCATGATATTGGAACCGATGTCAGCGAAAACGGTCGAAGGCGAATGGATGCCCAGGGCATCACGCACCCACTGCGGCGCAACCGAGGTAATCCAATTCAGGGCGCTACTGACCGCCCCCATGCTGTCCCGAATACCTGCTGCCAGCCCATCACCGATGCGTCCACCAATGCCGCTCATGACGCTCCAGACGTGGTTACGGAAAGAGTCCATGATTTTATTGAACTCATCAATGATGCCGTAGATAGCGCCGTTCATAATGCCGCCCAGATTGACACTGCCCAGCGCCCCCTTAATGCGATTGCCCACATCCACCATCACGCTCCAGACGTGGTTGCGAAATCCGTCCATCGTGCCGTTGAATACGTTGGTCATACCGGTTAGCACGTTCGCCATATCGCTGCCCAGATTCGGTGCTGCCGACCGCAGGCCCTCGCTGAAGCGCAGCATGGCCCCACGCGCCGACTCATAGAGGCGACCGGCGAAAGCACCCCCGGCGAAAGCGGCGCCCTGATTTTGCACGTCGGTCATCACTCGGTTGAATTCCCCCGAAACCATGCCGCCGGCTGCACTGAAGCCCTGCCCCAGTTTGGTGAAAGCAGAATTGCCCATGTCATACAGGCTTTGTGCGAATGGCCCCAGGCGTTGGTCACGGCCAGCTTGAATGAAATCCATCACCTGATCAAGCCCGTTGCGCACCCAGTCTTTGGCGGCAAGGAATCCATCCCGCATCTTGGTCATGGCGGTGTTAGCCCATGAGTACATTGCGTCGCCGATGTTGGATAGCGTCTGCGGGAAGTTGGCAATGGCCCCACGCACCCATTCCAGCGCTTGCCCCGTGATGTCCCGAATGCCAAGGAAGTTGTTTTGCCACGCCACATATAGGCCGTAGGCGGCAACTCCCAAAGCGCCCACAATCGCAATCACCGGCCCGATAGCAGCCAACACACCGCCCAGCGCAGGAGCGGCCATGCCTAGCGCCCCCACAAAACTTGCCACGGCTGACACGGCGCTGACGATGCCTGCGACGAAGGTCACGACCTGCGCAACCACAGAGATGGCCAGCAGCACGCCGAAAGCTTTCAGGATGGTTTGCACGCCGCCGATCCAATTAATGAAGTCAACGATGGCGGTCACGGTCTGCTTGAGACTGTCCCAAAACGACAGCGTGGCAAGTACAGCCTCTCTAACCTGTGGCGTCATGTGGGTGAGCCAATCATTCATCCTGTCGCCGTCCGTGACGACGGCAAGCAGGTATTGCAGAACGACGGCAAGCTGATCAGCAAACTGCTGAAACATCTCAACCACACGAGGTCCGTAGATTTGCGCCTGCTCGGTAAAGCGCTCGGCGAGCACTCGCAAGACCGGAATGAAGGCATCACCGATTTGCAGCTTGAGTGAATCAATCACGCCCCACAGAATTTCCATCACGCCGCTCAAGGTGTTCATGCGGGTTGCGGCGCTCTGCTCTGCGTCGGTTTTGGCCATCGTCGCCTTAAGCGCCAAAAACTGTTCTTCTGTCATGCCGGCGATAGAGGCAGCGGCGCGCATAGCGTCACTGCCAAAGATGGTGGAAAGTGTTTGGTTCTTTTGTTCTTCGCTCAGGCCGGCCATTGCTTTATTGAGAATGCCGCTGATTTCGGCCATGCTTTTCATGTTGCCGTTTTGGTCAAAGAAGGCGTTGGAGCCTTCGATAAGCGACATGCGCATGACACCGAGTTTGTCGTTTAACTCTGCGGCCCGCGCTGTATAATTCTTGGCGGTTGGGTCAAGTGCAGCAAGTTGCATCTGCGTCTTCTGGATCTTGTCTTGAACATCGTTAAACTCCTGTTTGCTCAAGCCAGTAAACAACCCCAGGTCGCGCATGGCGTCGCGCGCCTCGTTGCTGGATGGTACAAGCCGCTGTAAGAAAGTTTTAAAGGATGTACCCGCATCGCTACCGCTGGCAAAATAGGGACTGATAGCCGCAATGGTCGCATTGAAATCGTCGAACTCCACACCGACTGTAGCCGCCACACCACCAGCTTGGGCCAGCGCCAGTTTGTAATCGTTGATGTCGAACTTGGATGCAATGGTAGTAGAGGTGATACCACTAACGGCCGCGGCCATGTCTTCAGCCTTGATGTTGAATTGCGCCATGACATCGGTCGCAATGGCCGCCGCATCAGCGAAGTCAGCGCCGGTGGCGTTGGCCAGCAGTACCGTAGACCGTGCGGCGCCGCCTAGAATTTCGTCCACAGACAAGCCCGCCGTACCCAACGTGCCGATAGCGTCGGCGGCTTCTTCAGCGCTCACCTTAAGCTTCGGATCAAAGCCCAGGTCATTGATGAGCTTCTTCAACTTGCTGGTTTCATCCGCCGATGCGCCCATTGATGCACTGATGTCGGCAAGCTGTTGTTCCATGCCCATCGCCGCCTTGACGCTGCTGCCGATAACTGCCGCTAGGCCGCCAATGCCAGCCGTCAGCGCGGCCGCACTCGCCTTCAGCACATTA